CCTGTGTATTACAAAACTGGTCATAGTCATAGCAGTGTCTTCACCAAACCAAGGGTTGTTTTCTGCCCACGCTTCCGCTTTTGGGTCAGGTGGAGCAGCTTGTTGTTGGTTTGTATTAGCTTGTTCTACGGCTTGGTCAAGCGTCATGCTAGGATTCACAATTTCTTCTTTTTGGGCTTGCCTTTGTGTATTTAAGTTTTTTAGTTGTTGTGCTTCAACGGCCAGCCTTGCGAGTTTTTGTTGTGCTTCAACTTGTTTTTCAACATCGTCCATTTCAGTAGCTGATTTTAGATCTGCTTTTGCTGACGCTGTTTCGGTCGTAATTCTATTTGCATACTCAACCATATAGTTTCCATCAAGTGCAACGTTTTTAGTTTTTAACTTTTCGTTCTCTTGCTTAACACTTTCTGCAAACTGAGTTGCTGCTTGTTCTCTGCGTTCCGCTTCTCTAAGTTTGCCGGTGAGTTTGTTTATTCGAGACTGAACGTTTTTGCTGTATTCTTGTAGTTCGTCTTCGTCTTTTTCTTTAACTTCAATTTGTTGCGGGGTTTTTTCGGCTGTTTCTACCTCTTCTACCTCTGATATAACAGCGCCGTCTTGTGGTAATTCGACGTCAACGGCAGGACCGGAAACATCCAGGTCTACCATTTTTTCTTCGTCAGTTTTTGTCAGTTCTTGTGCTGGCATGATTTGCTCCTCATGTTAATAATTATGCAGAATTGCTTCTGGGTCTTCTACTTTAGCGATGATTTCATCGTCGTTAAGAATTTTTACTTCGCCGCCTTCTATATCAAAACGAGAACCGGCATATCGTCCAAACAACACCCAATCTCCGTCTTCGCACCAAGGTCCTGTTGGAAACTTCTGTTCGTCTTGGTAAGCCAAAGGGCCAACCTTTAACACATAACCAAGGACCGTGGACAGTTGTTGTCGTTCCACTGTTTGTTCTGTGAGATAAATACCGCCTTCTGTTCGAGTTTTTCCACGATAGGGAAGAATGAGTATTCTCCACCCTGTTGGAGTAGGCAGTTGGCTTAATAAATCGGAAGAAAGTTTTTCTGGATTGAGTTTCTCCTCATCCGTTTTCTTTTGTCCAATTTTTTCGTAAGCTTTTTCTAAAGGCGCTTTACTAGCCTCTTCTTGCGCCCACTTCTCTTCAAGGGCGGTGGTGGCGTCACTCACAGTTTAATCTCCTGATTTATCTAGTAACGTGTCTATCTCAGATATAACATAAGCCAAAGCTTCTGTTTGTCCTGTTAAATTGCGATAATGCTCCCAGTCTTTTACTTCGCCGTTAAGCATCATCGTTTGTACTCTTTCTTGCTTTTCTCGTACTACTTTCAATAGTTTATAAGCAAAATCTACGCTGTCAATAATTTCTCTCCTTTATCCGCCGTAAACCATTTCTTTTTTTAAAGGTTGGGTTGGAATACCGTCAGGTGTTTTATTTATAATTATTGGTGTTGTTTGAGGCGGCGCTATGGTTTCAATTCCTGTTTTGGTTCCACCAGCAAAAGGCGTCATTCCAGCAAAGGGTCCTAGCATTAATTCATAAGGGTTTGTGTTTCCATAAGGATTATTTGGTGGTGGCGCAGACGGAGACCAAGTTCCAAAACCCATGTCATATTCAAAACCTGGCCTTGGTCCTGTACTACCTGGTCCTCCTGGTGAATATATAGGACCTAATTCGGGATAGTTTGTACTTGTACCGGTGTTTTGCATGGCGGTTGCAATAGCAGAATCGATTGCTCCGCCTTGTCCTAGTGCAGCATCGAGAGCCGCTTGAACAGAGGCGTTTACTCCTTCTTGTCCTAAATACCCTGACTCTCCCATCATGGCTTTAATTTGGTCTTCTGTTAAATATCCTTGTTGTGCAATAATGTCTTGGATTTGTTCGGCAGTCATGCCTCCGCCCATCGCTGCATCAATCATTTGTTGAATCTGTTGTTCGGTAAGCCCTCCGGCTCCAGCCACGGCTTCAGCTATAAGTTCTCTTATAGCGTCATCGCTCATTTGGCCGCCTGTGACTTCTTGAATCATCTTTAAAATTTGATCTTCGGTCATGCCTTGCATCTGAGCGTTTGCAATCATTTGTTGAATCTGCTCTTGAGTCAAAAAACCAGAAAGATCTGAGCTTGTTGTGTAATCACTTAAATCGATGTTTTGATTGTTCATTTGTTGTTGCAACATTCTTTCAACGTCTTCTTGGCTTAGAAAGTCTGTTGCTCCAAGAGCTTGGTTTATGGCGTCCTGTACTTGAGTGTTTGTTAGAAAGTCTGGAACACCCATTTTTTGTAAAACACCGGCCTCAATCCCGCTGGTGTCCATGTTTCTAAAAAGCTCTTCCGCATCGGCCGCAGTCATAAAATCACTAAAATTAAAGCCTTGGCCCGGGTCTCTTGATTCGGGTGGTGGTAATTTATTATGCGACAAAGCAGGCACAGGGTTTTCTTCTGTTCCGCCTCGTAGCATATAAGTTTGAACTTTGTCCACTGAAATATGAATTACAGGGCCATCGGAGAAAGGTTTTACTTCACTAACAATCAGGTCCCCAATTTCATCCCCTTCTTTCAAATCTTCTACGTCTACAAAACCTTTGTTTTTTACAAAATAAGGGTGACTAGGTGATGTTACAATACTGTCTCCTTTTGTAAACAAAACTTCTCGTCTTGGACTATCTTCAATTGTTTTTGCAAAAGTTACTTTCTGAGGATCTTCTGAAGTAATAACTTCATCACCTACTTTAATTTCCCCGGCCAATATCCAATCGTTATTTGCTAGTTGAATATGTTCTTCTGGACTTGGGCACGACCTAATAGAAATATCGTCAGGAAGTAACTTTTCGTTTGTGAGTGGGTTTTTTGGTAATATTGCCATTATTTCTTCTTAGCTTGTTCCATTTTTTCACGAGAAATAGATGCTCTTAGTGCTGCGATGTCTTCTTGGCTTCTCATCTTCTCTTCGTCTGTCTCTTCTCGCACGCGCATCTTCTCTCGTTCAAGATCTAGTTTCTCTTCGGCGATACGCTTATCGTCTTCGTTCTCTTGTGATCTTATCATAAGTTCTTCTTGTTTCAATGCCAATACACCCTCGTTGCCTTCTGCCACAGCCATAATTTCGTTTATTCGCGGCATTAAATCGTCAAGTAAACCGGCTTCGGTTTGTGCTTTAAGCTGCTCTCTCATAGGGTTAGGCGGCATAGGTGGTGCAAGCATTCCCTGTTGTTCTGCCATCATTGACTGTTGCATCATCTGTTGTTCTTGCATCAGTTGCTGTTGCAATTGAGGGTCTTGTTGCGCCATTTGTTGTAATTGTTGTTCTGCAATCTGTTCAGCTTTAAACGCAACGTGTTGAAAAATGTTAGACAACAATGCTGTAGACACCATTGGATTCATTTTTGCCATGGCGTTTTCTAAAAAAGAAATGTGCGACTCTATGTGCGCATCGTGGTCTTGGTCTGGAAAAGCGGTTAAAGGTGCGCCCATCATTGCCGAAGCGTTCTCCAGCGCTGGACTTACCGGCATTGGAGGAGGTGGATCGGGCATCAAAAGTGCTTCGATGTTCTCCGATCCCAACGCAGTATACATTCTGCGATAGGCTTCTTTCATGTTGTGTATTTCTGGGTTGCTTTGCACCAGTTGTAGCTCTTGTTGAGCAAGTGAGATACGTTGTGCAAAAGAGAAAAAGTTTGGATCAGATACTGGAATGACGTCAACGCGACCATCAAAGTCCGCTTGTTTTATCATCTGGTCTCCACCAACAACCTGATACGGATATTCTGGTGGTAGATATTCTGAAAATACTCTGGCTAATATTCTAAATTCTGTTTTTTGTGCGTAATGCAGTCGTTTGTGGACCGCGGACATGACCTTGGTCCCCTGTTCCATGAGTGCCAATGTCGTTCCGACTGCCGCTTGTTCATTGCCTTCGCCAACTTGCATGTCTGTGATGGCAGCGAAGCGCTGACCGGCTTCTACACAAAAGCCCATTAAATTGAATAAGGTTCCACTTGGCTCTTTATAAGGGAGAGGCATCAAAGAATCTCTTAAAGCGCCCCCCGGTGCGTCCACGTCTCTAAATTCACCGGGTTCTAAAGGTGTCTCATCATCCCTAATTCTTATGCCTCTGGCTTTAAAACCAGCCGGGAGGTTGGACAGGGTTCCTGCGTCAACGAGTTGTCTAAGCGCTGCTGTTGCAGTTCGGGACAGACCGCCGATCATGTGGATTAAACCAAAGCCGTAGAAACCCAGTCCTGGGAGAAACTTGTAATGAACAAAATAAGTGACTTTTTGTTTTAGTGGATCGTCTTCATAGTAGTTGCGTCTAATTGACAACACTCTTCCGGACGTTCTGTCAATTGTAATAATAAAAGGCAGGTGCAATCCGTCTGGATCTTCAAATCCTGGCATTTCCATGACCACATGAAACTCCAGTAGTTCATACATCATGTCATTGCCCGCGCCACTAATGCCTTCAATCTCTTCTATCTTGTCTTGTGAAACGGTTTGTGTGGTGTTGTAGGCTGGTGTAATCTCTATGTCACGATAAAATCCAGACAATTGTTGGTTGCGAACTTCGTTATAGTTCATTTTAACGACGTGTGTAATTCTACTGCATGTTTCTAAATCACTCGCCGCATACGGCACAACCAAATCTTCTACTGGAACAAACTTACTGACTGCTCTTTGCAGTGAAGGATCGTAATAAACTTTTTTAAATGCAGAACCGGCCAGTGGTAAATAAAATAACAACTGGTCCATCTCAGGTGTGTACTCTTCCATAACACACGTGATTTCATAATTCATAAACTCGCGCACACGATCTGCCTGCGCTTCTACTTCTGGTGTTGCCGCACCAATGATTTCTGTTTTTACAGGGCCTTTTGCTGGAAGTAGTTCTTTAAACGCCTGTGCTTGAAATTGTGTGACCGCTTCCGCCAACAAGGGGTGTGTTACACCACTGGCTCCGGGGAAAGGTCTGTCTCGGTCTTCATACCTAAACCCAAGCAGGTCCAATCCTTTTACATAAGTGTCTTCCCATTCGTCACGACTCATTCGATCTTCTTCAAAATCGCCCATGAGTTGCGCCGATAATGCACCGAGTTCTCCCTCATCCATGTATTCTGCAAGGTTTGCGTTAAATGGAATCATGGCCTCGACGTTCATTTCGTCTGGCATGAAGTCAAGAACAGCGCTGCCGTCTTGAGCAAAGTTGACTTCAATATCCATGTCTTCCGGAAGAGGTGCTTCGATTTCGACCTCTTGACCAGCCTCAATGTCTAGGTCAATAAGATCCGTGACCCGATCAATATTAGTCGGCTGTTTAAATTCATCTACCATGTGTTTCTAGTATACGCCTGTAAAGTTGGTGCCTCTTTCAGCGGCTCTACCGCCTTTAGATTTACCTTTTCCGGCGCCCGGCTGTGGTCCTTTGCTGGTTTTCATTTCTGTTGTTTTTGCGTAAGGAACAGAACCTTGGCCTTCTATTTCCAAGCCTTTGATTATTTTAGGGGCTTTTGCCATTTTATTTCTCCGAATGTGTTTAAGTAGTTTATATAAGTTTTAGGGTCTTCGCAAACGAGTATTGTGCGTGGATATAAGTCCACCTACTCCTTTTTTAGATTTTCTTTTTAATGCCTTTAATTGTTTATCTGTGTACCATTCTGACATAGGCTTAATATTTAAATCTTTTTGTGGATTAAAAAAAATATTTACTTCGTGTTCAGGGCTACCAGTTAAAACACCTCCTCTATGTCTTAAACCTTTATATCCTTCTTTTCTTAAAACATTATTTAAATCGTGAATTATATCATAAACTTCATCTGATCTAATTTCCCTATAAGGAGCTAACTCTCTCATTTCATCATAAAGATTAACCAACGAAGCTTTTGGGTTTTCATCTATAAAATCTAAAAGTTCGTTTTCAAATTCACCACTGTATTTTTTTAATTCTTGTTTTATACTTGACGGAATTTTATCGTCCATATTAAACAATTTTGTATTTCTTTTTTTCAGTGTTGTTTCATAAATAATTCCTTTATCTCCTGCATATCCTTTTGCAGTATCTTTTTTAGATGTTGTATAAAGACCATCACCATAAATAGAACCCTTAGAAGTATAATCTTCATATTTTTCTAATTTTGAAGGCATAGGTTTTTTTGTTCCGTGATATGTTTTTGGTAAAGCTTTTATACTACCAACAGCAGGGACAAAAGGTAATAAACCAGCAGCACTAAGCATATAATTTCCTGCTGATCTTGTTTCAGGATTTTCAAGATACATCTGTATATCTCCTGCTACACCTGCTATATCAGAAGCAACAGGTACAGGAATAAGAGATGCTTTTTGTAGTGGGTTAAGATTTTCATCTATACCTTTAATGATTGATTCTTCTTTTTGTTTTCTTATCCTATCTCTTTCTTCTCGTTCTGCTATGCGTTCTTCTCTAGCGGAACGAGTATTGTTCGTGGCTATAAGTCCACCTATCCCCTTTTTAGGTATTTGTTTCGCTTGCCACTCTAAGTAGCGGTCATAGTCTGCTTTTCTTACATAGCTTCCTGTTGACTCATCGGGGGCAAAGTTTCCCACTCTTTCGTACCAAGACTTCAACTTTTCTGTTCTACTTGTATGAAGTTTCGGATTAAAGGTGTCTGGTTTTTTGGCCAAGCGCTCTTTCATGTCAGTTATTTGTTTAGCAAATTTATCTGAATAGGGTGTGCCTCTCATGTTTTTATCCAGTTCTGCATAATGCTCTGTTAATACCGACTGCCTTTGTGTTTTCCAATTTGACATAAAACCAGGGTTCATATGGATTTCAATGTTCAGTTTATCCAAAATGGGCCCAAGTTGTTTTATTGCTCTTTGTCCTCCGACCGGAGTGTTAGAACGTAATTGACCCACATAAAAAGGATTATCAATAATGTCGCCCATTTTTGGGTCCATGGTTATTTGCATCACTGCGTCTGCCATGCCGTCTTTCCCGCCAACTATTATGTCCATTCCCAAATCAGGGTTGGTTGAAAACCCTTGTGTGTCTTTTAAGTCTCCTCTAGCGTGTGCTCGATTAAAGAAATAAACCTTTCCTTCTTCTAAAACTTGTGGGTTGTTTGTGCCGGGCTTAAAGCCTTTTAAAGGTATAAAACCTTCCGCTTTTAACGCGTCAGTGGCTTTTTCCATGTTGTATAAAACACCCGCTTTAGAAAGATCGTCTAATCCTCCGTACAATTTTTCTCTGGTTTCTCTAATGTAGTCGTCTGCCACATCTTCTATTTTTTTAATTTTAGTGGGAGCAATTCCCCACGGGTTGCCTTTTTCAGCTTTTAGTGTTTCCGCTAACTTCTTTTGTTCTTCCGCTTCTTGTAAAACTTCTCTAAAAGTTTTTCTTTCTGCTCCCCCTACCGCCTTTGCTGTTTTGGGAAGCAATCCTTGTTTGATTGCTCGCTCAATTTGTTTTTCAATAAAAGGCACGCCTTTAGTTGTCATCCCCAAAACACCGGCTTTTAGTAGTAACTCGGGGTTGGCAAAGCCTCCTGCTACTTCTCCAAGTGCTTCTAAGCCACCTCCTTCGCGTCCCAGTCCCATTTTTTCTGCAAGGTACTCTCCACCAAAAGGCGCAGAAAAATACTCTACGTCTTTAAACTGTTCGGGATACATAATTTTTAAAGCTGCTTGGCCCAGGTCCGCTGGCAGACCAGCCAAAAGCGGTAGACCTCTGGCAATGCCTCTGCCAAATTGTCGGTATTCTTCCGGTCCGGCTGTGATGGATTCATCCATACCTCTCTGTCTAAGAAAGGCGCCCAATAGTTCTTTGTCTGTCTTTTCCTGTTCTGTTGCCATTAATAATATTCTTTTCTAGGGGGTTTATAATCGTTGTCCATCAGTTCATCTGATTCTAAAGCAATAAAGCCGCCTTGTCGATAACGCAACAGCGCTTGTGTGGTCGAATCCACCAAATCATCATGGTCGCCAAAAGGAAAAGCAGCACACTCCTCAATCAGTTCTTCCGCCCACCTTTTGTCCGGGGCCCAGACCATTCCAGCCTCTAATATAGGAGAAACGGCATTGACTCTTGCCACTTTGTCTTGTCCTTTGTTTGGCGAATAGTTGAGCACGGGTATTCCTGTTTGCCTCAATTCATGTGTCAGCGGCATACCACTGGCCTTGGCTTCAATAATCACAATATCAGGGTCCCAATATTCGTATTGTTCAAACGCAATGTTCTTTAGTTCTGGAAAATTCCAACGTCCTTTACGTACATCCAACAGTAAAAGGTTCGGTTCACCGCCCTCATCGGGGTAAAACACGCACCATGTGGTAATAGCAGAGAAGTCTGCGGTTTCTTTTTTACTGAACGCTGTGTCATAACTTTGTATGACAAACTGCATATTAGGTATCCGTTCTTCTTCCCAAAGCTTCCACCACTCTCTTTTTAGTATCGCGCCTTCTTCAGATGTCGGTTTTTGCATCCACTGTGCTTCCCATTTCGATACAGGAAGAGACGCTTTTACGCCTTCTAGCTCTGGAACAGTCCAATATTCGGGCCATAAAGCCTCCCCGCTGGGCATAATTGCAGGAAATTCTACAACTTCCCACTGATCTGCGTGTTCGTCTGTTTGTTTTGACAACAGTCTCCCTGTCAGGTCCTTGGTCCCCCATCGGGTCATCACGATTATGATGGCACCGCCGGGTTGTAGACGCTGCCTTGGCCCAGAACTGTAGTATTCCCACGCATTGTCCAGTGCTGTCGGTGATAACGCGTCTTGTTCCGAGTGAATATCATCGAGAACCAGTATATCCGCACCACGGCCTGTGACCGCACCGCCAATACCGGAATAAAACGCCTCACCCCCGCCGTTGGTTTCCCAACGTCCTGCGGATTTACTGTCCGCTTTTAGCTCAACATTGGGAAAAACGCTTTTGTATTCTTCAGAATCAATCAAATCCCTGACTCTTCGACCAAAACGAAAGGCCAGTTCTGCCGTATGCGTGATTTGCATGATTTTTAGTTTCGGATTGCGTCCCAAAACCCAAGATGGAAAGTATGTGGAGGCAAATTCACTCTTTGTGTGACGTGGAGGCATGTTAATAATTAACCGTTTTAGCTCTCCACGGGCCACTTGTTCCAGTTTTTCAGCAAAAATCTTGTGGTGTCGCCCTTCAATAAAGTCGGGCCACATGTGTTTTATGTAAGTAATAAAGCTGTCTTGTCCTACTCGTTGCAGTTCTTTGGCTTTTAGCGCCTGCTGCATATCAAGGAGTTGTTTTGCTGCGTCTGGGTATCTTTCCAGCAGTTTTTCTGTGTTTAATTTAGTCACAGGTCTTACAGGTTTCGCTGTTGTCGTCTATCAATTCCTCGTTTGCCAGTGTTTCTGCAACGCGTTGTTGTAGTTCTTTATCACGGAAGCCGCGATTGTACCAGTATTGCCCAACTTCTTGGGCTGTCAGCTTTTCAGTTTTTTCCGTTTCCATACTTTTTTCTCCTTAATATTTCTTTTTTAAATTTATGGATTAATTTTGGTTTGGTGTTCGGGTTGTCTATTGCTGCCAGCAAATCTTGTAGGGGCGTTCCTTTGATCCAGTGATAAGTGACCGTTGTTTTTTGTGTTCGACGGTCATAGGTTTCTTCTGTCGGTTTAAATTTAGTTGGCATCTTCTTTATTAACTACGATGTTTTTGCACCACCAGTAGAGTTCTCCCTCTCCCAGCGTGTGTTTTATGGTATTTACTCTTTGTGTCACCAATTGGACGTTGCCTATTATATACCCTTTTGTGGGATCTTTTCTATCAATACTGGCATTGAGGTCCTGGCGTCCTTCTCCCGCGTGCCATGTCATAAATACGCCGGACAGAGCACAACGTCCTTCTTGTTTGTGCCACAATTTATTTATATGGTCTGCATCAATATCCCACTCCATATCGGTTCTTGCGGTTTTTAATTTGTGGTAAACCACAGCAAGATACGATTCCGGTGTTTGATTTCTTGCAACGTTTCTTTGAAAAGAAGTGCAACGCTTACAGACATTACGCTTTTTTGTGTAGTCGTCTTTTGACAGGTCTCGATTGCAAGTGATGCAAGTTTTTGTTTTTGCCATATTTTTTAGTATACACAAAATTTTGGGGGGCTAGGGACTCCTAGCAAAAAAATATAAAATTTGTCCGGGGACAAGGGACTCCTAAACAAAGTGCGAAATTTTTTCTGTAGAAAATTTGTGTCTCAATCCTTCTCTTATAGTCAGATCCCAGACGCGAGCACCACAGGCGCGAGAAATGTCGCAATGGGGAAAAAACTGGACGAAGTTTGCGCAATAGGATCCCCATATGAAAAAGCCCCCGCACCTGGATAGATGCGGGGGCTGTAGGGGTCAGCCAGTTAAGTTCTAATGCACATTGACTGGACTTTAAGGTGTATACCCTTAAGAAGTTTATCTTTAGCGAATACTGCAAGAGCCTCGTCTCCTCGCGCAGTCTTGTTCTTTTTATACCATTCTTCTCTGTGCGTCCTTGTTATGCGCTCTAGCTCAGTTAGTTCTTCGCCAGTAAAGGTGTGTTCTATCTTTAGTTCTAATTGGTTCATGTGTTTTCCTAATTGTTGATTGAGTACCCAGTATACGAAAGATCTTATATAATGTCAAGAGCACTTGGTCCCCGGTTCAATATCAACAACTAGGAGATCGAGGACCAAGCTCAGATGCGTGATAGCATCGGTAACAAGTAGAACAACAAAAAGATTAAAACAATGGACAACCTCCGTATCACTTAAAGGTGACAAGTATGCCAAGTATGCCAATGACAAAAGCCAAAGCTATGACAATTATAAAGACGTTTTCTACAAAAAAAGGATCAACCACGGCTCACCTCCCGCAGTTGTAGAGTTCTTCACAGACGTAGTCCAGGTCGATATTATCAACATATCCCCATTGGGCTTGATCGCTTCCCCAATAACCTTTGACAGTGCAGCTTCTCGTGTGAATGTAAATGTTAGGACCACCATAGCCGACCGTGATCTGCGCCCCGAGGTACTCACAATCACCGCTTACAACGTAATTGATGTCCAATATGTCCTCGATGTAGTCCCATCCGTTAGGTTGAAAATCCTCCGGTTGGCCTTCCTCGTGCCAACGGTTGAAGATCTCCGGGTCACAGTTCTTCAGCCCGTCGGTGATTTCTTCCGCAATGCTTCGGCACCGGCCCTCCAGTTCTTGTTCTATTGATCGTTCCGGTTCTTTTGGCTTTTCGTTTAAGTATGAAAGATCGAATAAGTTATTAAAGGTTTCTAAAAGGTTCATGCTTTTCCCTGAAAATCATCACTAAAAGCATCTATTTCTTCTACTTCAAATTCAAGTATTCCGCAGCCTAATATATCGTTATGTAATACGCGGTCTATTGCTTCACTTTCGTGATTACATTCATCTACTTCTGTTTCGTAGATTGTTGTAGATGTGAAAGGGTATTCGTGCGCGTCTGCGCTTACTGTGACTTTATATATTTTACCCATGTGTTTACTCCTAATTAATAGTTGAGTGTCCAGGATATAAGAGAGGTCCTATATTGTCAAGATCTTTTTCGCGGCCGGATACCTGGCCTTGGCCAAATTCGTATCATGCAGGGGTAACAAGTATCATGCAAAGGCAACGAGCGGGGATCATGCGAGGGCGACAGGCAAAAGAAAACCCTGCGTAGGATCCTACGCAGGGCAGATCTAGGATCTTAGATCTAGGATCTTAGATCTAACTTTGTAGACTTAAAGACATTAGACGAGCAGGAAGGACCTTAGTAGCATAACAGTCATGACATGATCTGCCTTCGGTGATCGGCTGTGCGTCTTGTCCTTGTGTCCAGTAGATCGCTCCTTCGGGAGTGCGATCGGGCTCGATCACGCTTCCACAGATGTCGCAGTCTGTTGGATCTAGGTTTAGTTCTAGTTGCTCATTCATATTGTTCTCCTTTATTTATTGAATGTACCTATATGTTATCAGCTTATGGGACATATAGCAACTGGATCCTCCAGGGACGTAAAGGATGCTGCCAAAAGCTATCATGCAGGGGTAACAAGTATCATGCAAAGGCAGCGAGCGGACCACGGACGGACCACGGACAAAAGAAAACCCCCGCACCTGAGTAGATGCGGGGGTTGTAGGGGTTGGATTACATACAGTTATTGAGTTTATCGTATGTTCTTTGCAGAACAGCGATTGCCTCCTCATGTAGGCCCTCCTCATCGGGCCACTCGTCTAGACACTTATCATTGTCTGTATGAAGCCAGTCTAGTCTGTTTTCTACCACATTCATTAGATCTATCGCTTCTTCGTTAGTTAGGCGAAAAGTGTGTAGTCTTTCGTTTGTTGCCATAATTGTTCTCCTTTATTTATTGAACAAGTTTAGTATGACAGATCTCCCATAAATGTCAAGTGCTGGCCGTAAAGCCTAGATCAAAACTTTATCATGCAAGGGTAACAAGTATCATGCAAAGGCCACGAGCAGTGGGAAAAATCAGTGGTTATTTTTTATCATGCAAAGGCCACAAGCGAGAGCTACGGGCAAAAAAAATCTCCGCACCTGAGTAGATGCGGAGAAGTGTGGGAGAGTTTAGTTTTGGTTTAGGTGTTCGTTGACTTGTTCCAAAACACTTGCTCGAGAACCTTTAATACCTAGTTCTTCTTTAATAATAGTATAAGCAGATCGCCCCCTAGATTTAAGGCCTTGAATCTCTAGTTTAAGAGCGGTCCTTAATGTGAGCAGTCTTGCATGATCGACTTGCTCGGGCAGTATGGTTATTAGTTCTAGTTGTTTCATGTTCTTCTCCTGTATTTATTGAACCCCTATATTATCTCAACTTATGGGATATATAGCAAGTGCAACGCGTGCTACACGCGCTTAGAATGATTCTAAAAACTTTTTGGTTGGTGTCATGCAGGGGCAACGGGCAGTTGTCAGGCACAGGCGACAGGCGCAAAAAAATCCCCTGTCCGTGATTCGCGGACAGGGGACAGGGGGGCCGAGCTGAGCTGAGCTACTTAGAGTAGTCCTCTATGTATTTTTTAAGGGCCCTAGTAAGTGCGTTCCAATGCTCTTGAGTAAAGAGCTCTTCATCGAGCTCACTGATGGCTACATGCCAGTCAACATCTGTGTTAACACAGTCCACCTTTATTCTAAAGTTAAGGTCAATTATTCTTGGTTTGTTATCTGTTTCTATGTTTTCAAATGTTAATTTTGTTGTTGATTGTTCCATAGGAGTTTCCTCTTTAATTAATTGAACCCCTAGAATAGCATTTTTCTCCCATTGTGTCAAATATTTAATAAGACTTCTCCCATACTGACATACTAT